GCAGCATTTTGTTATGGATAATGCCGCGCTCGCTAGTAATGCGAGGGCCTTGATTGGCCTTTTTGTGCAGATACTCGATCCTAGCTTCCTTGACGAGGAAGTAGTTGAAGTTTTTTATGAGGCCCAGTCCTCCATATGAGGTAGGTAGACTGAGTTTGAGGCGTTCCTCAAGGTTGAAGATAGCTTCCATTTGATCATTCACAATTTCGCACTTAGTGAACTCTAAGTAGTCGATTGAAGGATTAATGTAATAGCGATTATCACCTGTGAGTGCTGTGAGGAGGGAGGGTCGGAGGACATTCACTTTTCCGTCTTTTCTGTGCCATAGTTCCGAGTTGACTGTAAAGAAATTCTCATTGACGAGAGTCTTGCCCCGAGATACAACGCCGCCTATGCGGTCCACTGATTCGGTCCAAGCTTCAACGTCATCGAGAGAGTCACATGAGAACACAACATCATCACCGTTAATTCCGATTCCTTTTAACTTCATCAAACACTTCCAGGACTGGAGGTACTTGGTATGGTCAGGAATTGTTAAGAGAACTGCGGTTAATGATAAGATGCAGAGGATGGGGAAGGAGAGAACTGAGCCCATAAGTTGGCCGCGTGTTTGTCGCGGGCCAGTCTTACTGTCAAAAGTGGCCTCAGTTGTAAAGCTTTTCATCTTGTCGAAATCTAATTCAAATTCGTCAGCGATGATTCCGAGGGCAACGTTTGTGAGTCGCCCATCAAAATTATCTGTTGCTGCCTCAAGGTCGCCAGATATAAGATATTTCCCTTTTAAACTATCTTTATTCTTTTCAAACCATAGAGACACGTCGCCGCCGAAGATGGATATGGGTAGTTTTCGAAAAGAGGCTCCGAGAGCTTTATTCACCCAGTTGAACTTGTCTACGTTCTCGTAAGAATCGATGGATATAGTTCTGATTTTTCCACCTGTATAGATAGGGGAAACTTTCACGAACTCGTTTTGAGGCTTTGTGTCTGTCAGACACGTGAGCCTCTTTCCACCGAACTTTATAGAACGTTCAGTACAAGATGAAGGGGGAGAAAACTCTGTATTCTTCAATCGGTCGAATCGTTTGGAACGAGCGGCATTTCTGCATAGAAGACGAGTTAAGGCTGCCACGATACTAGCGGCCTTCTCGTCCATTTTACTCGTTAATTTATTGTTCACGACTCTATTAAA